GCATCTTTCACTATCAATTTATATTTAGGTCTTTTCATTTTTATTTATATATTAACATCATTAATAGAATCAAATTTACTTGTATACTTTCTATCATAATCAAGGACTTTAAATTTTACTTCTATTCTTGCCCCATACTTTTCTTCAATCGCTTCTGTATAAAAAAGGATAGATTTTTCTAACTCTACTTGTACTTTACTCCATCCTTTCTTTGATGTCCTATCTGGATGCTCAATCAAGGTTTCAAATGTCATATCTTCTTCAGGCTTTTCGAGTACAAGAAAATCCCAAAGATTTTGTTTTATCAACCTTTCTTGATCGCTTTTAAAAGATAAAACCTTATAATTATCTGTTGTATTTTGACTTATGTAATCATTCTTCTTTTGAATCAATCTATCTTCTTCACTCCAACCATTTTTTATTCTCCCCTTTCCTATTGATTTTTCTTCATCATTAATCTGTGTAGCCTTTTTTAATATTGCCCTGACCGTGTGCCCATGAAATTTACCCAAAGCTTTAAAATGAAAAAAGTTAGCATCAGAATTTATTTCAATTTTATCTTCTTTTAATCTTGATATTGCGAGTTTAACATAATGGTCATGTCCAGTTGGAGTAGAAAGTACTGTTTCTTCTGGATTTAAACCTCCACTAAGTTCTTCAATTTGAAGTTCTGTAAAAGGTTTCCCTTTCATTGTCCACAATTTTTTATCAATTAACATTAATTTCATTGAAGCATCACTCAAATTATTTTTATATTTTTTTGTTAATGCTAACGCACCCAATATATGAGAATGACCTATTCTTTTATGTTTCTTTTTACCATTATAATCTTTAAGAGTTGGAACGGGCAAAACTTTTTTTAGTTCTTCATCACCAAATTCATCAATTTTCTTAGCAATCTTTCTTTTTTGGCCAGGAACAAATCCTCCAGGCCTTGGTTGATAATAATCTAAAAATGCTATATACTCCGCATTTGAATCTATAATTGTAATACCATCTACATTTTCTCCTTTACCAACTCTATCAATTTTATTCAATAATTCTAATACAGCATCATCTTTTTTATTCACTTTTGAACCTCCATTTGTTTCATTAAAATATTCTAAATTTTCTTTTGCATTTACCGCAAGTAAATGTCTATTTTCAGCACGCCAAATGTCATCTTTGCACTTTGTTAAAAACATTATTATTGTTATTGTTACCTTATTATTATAAAAATCTCGTTCATATTCTTCTAGATGAGTTACTACACTACCATAATACTCATCACGAATTGCAAGTTCTCCTTCTTTTCCACCACCATACTTATGTCTTAACTTACCACTATGAATTTTAACTTCATACACATAACCATAATAATGTTTTGGTTCTTCTATACCATCTTTAAATTTATATTTAACATTATGCATTCTATTCTCTGTTGGAGCGAGCAGTTGGCTTCGCACCAACCTCTTCAGAATGGAATTCCAAAGCGTTCTAATAACTACTCGCAATTATATCAATTGTAAAATTTATCAAGGGTTGATGGAATTTTCTTATTGTATTTAGCACTCTCAAACGTAAATGGTGGGCATTCTTTTAGAGTTTTTTTATTCTTCATATCTGTAACATCAACCCATTCCAATTGTTTACTTTTTGGATAATTTTTATCCCAATTCATTGATGATTCTCTCAACATCATTCTTTTAGCTTTCTTATTCAATGGATAAAGATAACGAAACATTAGACCATTGATTCGTTTGATACCCTTGTGTTCCATAAAATCAGTAGTCATCCAGAATACTCTTTCTTTACCAGAAAATTCAGCATTTTCTTTACACAATTCTTTTGATGTTCGTGGATGTAATTTTTCTCCGTTCTCCATCAAATATACTGAAGTAAAATATTGCTCTCCGTAATAAAAGTTTGATGCTTGATAAACAAATCCGCACTTGCCCATAATACCATCTGCCATTGTATAGAGGAATTGACACGTTGTGTTGTTTTTCAACCACTTAATAGTAGAAGAAACCATCTGACTTCCAGCGCCTTTAGTATCATTGAGGTCTATTGTCAAACACATCTTTCCGATCTCATAATACCAATCGTTTATATCATGTATAAAATTTTCATCTTTTTTTTCTAAAATCCCAACATTCGGAAACATCTTATTGAAAGTATGTCTTGGTTTAGTGCCCCATCCCAATGTCAAGGCTCCCTTCAATTCACCATTCAAAAAAAAACCAAGATAGTGCTTTGTTATGGCGGGCATTACTGGTGAGTAATGATATTTCTGAACAAAATTTGTAGCGAGAGTTTTATCTATTTCTATTACTTCAAATTCAAATTTCATTTTTTATAAATGATAAAGTTTTATCATCCTCATATCGAATTAATGTTACTTCTGGATAATCCTTAGACATTTTTAATAAATTTTCAAAAATAGTCCATCCAGGCCCGCCACAAATTATAAATGCTTTTGTATAAAGTCTAGAGAGAATTTTTTCTTTCAATGTCCACATTTCATATCCAACCTTTTCTTCAGTTGTACCACCTGTATTTTGTAATTTCACAGAAACAATTATTTTTGAATTAACTAAAATATCTACTATATGTTTATGATTTCTAAACTTATTACCAATAGTTACTTGTTCTGATATTTCACATCCATCATATTTTCTTAATATAGTTGCTATATGTTTTTCAAATTCTTTTCCACTATGATACTCATCGGTAACAATATCATTACCGAATACATCTATTTGACCAGTTTTATACATATTTTTTCAATTCTCATTAAGGTATATGTCATTATAACAAATTTTAGTAACATTGTCAAGTTTTAATTGAGCTTAAATTTTCTGTCTACTAATCTGACCTCACTTTGGCCTTGATCATAGATATATACTTCTTTGATTGGGCCGTCAATGTTCTTGTCCCAATAATTTAAAAACTTAGTTATACGTGGAAATTCTGGTATTTGGTCTTCTGTCTGCCACACAAATTCATTCACAATATGTAAATAATCTGGAATGTAATATACTACTTGAACTGTAGCAACTGTCCATTTGTGCAAGATATATGCCAAGATTATTCCTTTCCTGTTGAACCAAATCCTCCATCTCTATCAGTTTTTCTTTCAGGCGGTTCACTTATTTCTTCTAAAATACATATTTCATCTTTAAACAATTCACCCTGACAAATACGTTCATTGTGTTTCACGTATTGCGTTGCTCCACTGATATTGGTTATCATCACAAAAACCTGTTCGACATAATCCGAATCAATTATGCCCGTGTTGTTCGCTAGAGTCAGACCTTGTTTTAATGCAAGGCCTGATCTTGGATGTAGTCTCATAGAATGTCCAACAGGAATATCAAAAATAAGTCCAGTGGGTATTAAAATCCGTTCATTAGGATTAACTTGTATTCCTTCATTTTGTACCAATCTATTTCTTATTTCCAACTCTTCGGGATGGGTTATGTAAACCGAAACCGCTGAGTTGTCTGGCAAAAAAGAATACAAGTCAAAACATGCGGAACCGCTTGTAGCTCGTTTGGGGTCTTTTACACTTGAAAATAATTTATAAAATAGTAAATCACTTGTCATTCTCATCGGAATCTCTTTTATTCCCAATATTATATTTTGGAGTTAATTCCCATTCATCCTTTTCTTTGAAGGACAGGATTTTTAACTGGCTCAATGGTACTGTAGGGTCTGCTGATTTATCTGGTTCAACAAGAGAAATCAATTCCCATTCTGCGAGAAGATTGGCAACCGTATTCCGTCTTGCCTCATCGTTTTCTGAAAAATTGGTTGTCTTGCCATCTAATGCAAACAACTCTTTAAAATGTAAAATATAATATTTTCCCTGCTTGTGTAGAATATGGCACGACTGAAATATGGTTTTTTCTTTACGTGATGCAATCCCTATTCGTGTAAGGGTTTCTCTTACCTTCAAGAAATCATCGGGTTCTTTTAGTGTTACTTCAATCATCGCTTGGATTATGTTTTCGTTCATTTTTTCGTAACCTCAATTACAATATTTTTAACTGTTTATTGTATTTAGGAGTTTCTAGTTTCTAAACATTCTACAAACAAAGATGCATTATTTCGTTATTCCACCAGTATTCAACTGTAGTTTTATAGATTCTATTTCTTCATCGTTGAGTAGTGTGACATAATCTCTCGCTTTCGTATAACTGCACTTATAATATTCTTTGATCGATTCGAGAACTTCATTATTTTCACGTTTCAACCATTTGCCCCATCTCTTTTTCTTCCTTATCGAATAAAGAAAAAAGTCGAATTGAAGTTTCGCATCTAGGTGGTTTAGAACGTTCATTTCGTTTGCATAAAGGACTGTATCGTGATTAAAACTCAATGCACGATTTATAATGAATTGTTTATACTCCCTTTCTAATTCAGGAGTTTCATCTATCAGATTTATCTTACCATGATTAATCTGTTTTACAAAATCAAATGGGCTCATGACATAAACTTCGATAAAGTTGATCTTACATTACTTTTATTTAATTCACTATGAAATTCTTCATGTTCTTTCATGGAATATTCAGAACCATCAAATCCTTCTAAATATTTTTCCACTTTGTTCTTCATGTTCTCATTTGGAATAAACAAACGAGTATGGCGAGAAGTTGGATCATCTTTTAATCCAAATTGTAAACACCATCTACGAATTGTTTCCCAAGAATTTCCACCTTGTGCATCCACCATAATCGGATGTGTTTGATACAAAAAATCCTTCTTATATTCCAATCCATTCAAAATAAAATATAACCATGGCTTACAAAATGAACCTTCTTTATTCATTTTAGTATGTTGCCAACTACTCATCATGGCCGTTACTAAATTATCACGAAACGTATAATCATGTTCCGGCACAGAATGAGAAAAATTACTCGGCATATTTTGAATCATTCTTTGAAATTCGTCTTTTGTCTTAAAATAAAATGGATAATTATCACCAAGAACTTCTCTCATCATAGGTGTATCATAAACTAAAGTTGGCGTTCCTACTAAAATCGGATCTTGTACCGACAAATTCCAAGTTGCATATCCTTTAATCCATGCAACCGATGCATAAGAACCCCGAAGAAAATCAGAATATAATTCCAAAGAACCAAGTCGTGATTTAGGAATACCTTCATAAGCATACTTAAACCGGCCTGGTTCATACACAGAATCATAACAATTTTCTTCTAATTCCTCCAATTTTCCACCTCCATCAACCGGAGAATAACCAGATAATGGTTTCTTGACTTTTTCATCTGTAACCAAAACTTGGTATTCTTCGGGCAATCCCTCCATCATTTTATGGAGTTGTCTTGCACCAGTTGTTTCATTCCATCTATGATTGAATGCAATGATTTTCTTCCCGACTGGTGGACTCCAATATTCACCATTTGTTTGTGGAAGAGGTTTTGCTTTAAGTGGCATCTTGGAAATCTTTTTCTCCAATTC